AAAAAAAAAAAAAAACACATATTACATATATTAGTATATGTAAATATTTAAATAAGTAGCCCTAATTGGGTTTTTAAAAACATGAATTTGTCAATAATATTTGTTCATGCTTAATAAGGAAAAATAAAATGTCAATAAAATATACATGGAAAATTACTGGTTTGAAAACCAAGAATGTTAGCGCCACACAGCAAGGCGCAGTAGTACAAACCTACTGGGAAAAAAGAGGCTCTGATGAGAATGGTAATGAAGGTGCGTTTGCTGGTGCAACGCCATTTACAGTGGACCCTACAGATGATTCAGGGCCATTTATTCCCTTTGAACAATTAACTGAAGCAGATGTCTTATCATGGATTCAGACAATTGTAGTTGGTAGCTATGAAGAAAATGTTAATAAAATGATTAAAGAACAGATCGACGAAAAGATTAAACCAATTGTAGATGCACAAATGCCTTGGGCTGTAGCCGAACCACAATAATAGTGACATTCTTTAACGTAACAACTTTTTGTTAATTAGTTTTTAAATTAAGGAGTTTATTATGGATGACAAAAGAATAATTTATCCAACAGACGAAGGCGGCGTTGCCGTTATTGTACCTGCGCCCGGTGTTACCGAAGAGCAAGTGTTAAGGGCTGTTCCAGCAGGTAAGCCTTACAAAATTGTCGATGTGGCAGATGTGCCCTCCGACCGTACATTTCGAAACGCATGGGAGTACACAGTATGATTACAGTAAATATTAATAAAGCAAAAGAAATTGCACATGAAGTGCGTAGAGCAAAGCGTTCAGAAGAATTTTTACCCTTGGATGTTAAGGCGACTATTCCTTTTGAAGCAGCAGCAGCAGAGGATGCAAGAGCAGAAATTCGTAGTAAGTACGAGGTTATTCAGTCAAATATTGAAACAGCATCTCAAATTGAAGAGTTAAAAGCAATTGTAGCATCTATGTAAATAAATCGGGTCACCCCTAAAAAGGTGGCCCTTTTTTATTAAAAAAGTGAGAAAAATGACGTATCTATAATGAAGAATTAATAAAGGTGTAAGAACCGAAGTTAAGACTTTAAAAACCATTTTATCAACCAAAAAGATTTGATCATGAAAAAGGTATTTATAAAATTATCAACAATACTATTAGAGTTTGTATTATATTCTTATGTATTTATGATAATTGAAAATGCAGAAGTAGATCTTGCTTTTAAAGCTTCTTTTATTCTTATGTTATTTACTAGGGTTATTATACCTGTGTATTTCTCTAAGAATTCTAAAAAGCAAAAAGATGTTTAAAGGAAAAGCTATGAACTTGTACACTAAATTGATTGCGGATGAAGAAGGTATTACTTGGGCTATTGAACAAGGTTTAGTTGATAACATTGTTAACAATTTAAAACCTAGAACAGAAGCGCAATTATTTGAACACCTAGGTCATGCTCTTGATTTCTTCAAGAATAAACCTGATGCTTCACCTTTCTTTCAAGTTGGTTTTGTTAATGCACGATAAGGAGCTAGTATGAATAACGATGAATTGTATACACAAATACGTAGTGCTATGTCACATTTACAAATTGCTATTCGCGAGTCTGCGGCAAGTAATAAGGTAATGTCCGAAATAGTATCACAATGGGGTGTTAAACCAAACTGGTATAGTAGCGAGTATGATAAAGTAATTAAGAATTGTTCTGAGTTGACAGTAGACTTAGTAGACACATATCTTGAATTACAAGACGCATATCTCAAAACTAGTTTTAACAAGTAAATGGCGTATTGCCAAGAATTTTTATTTTTTCAACCAAGAGGATTTTGAAATGACTAAGAGTAACATCAACCTGAACGATATTGTTTTTATTAAATCGGGCTACGACACACAGCCTGAAGACATAAAAGGTTTTAAAGTTCTTGGCAATGTGCCTGATAAATCGGGAACTATTCCTGTACAACGAGTATCTGACAGTGAGTATGCCTGTCTTCCCATTGAAGCTTTAGAGTCTCGCACTCGTAAGATTCGTGGTAAGTTTTGGAAGACCACTTTCGGTACTGTGTATTTTGCAGTAGAAAAACCTTTGTATGCAGCAACAATTGGTTTTAGATCGCAGGGGTTTTGTGATGACAAAATCTCAATGCGACATTTTGAAACTTTTGTTTCTGACTATGTTGAAGTAGAGTTAGTTTAATTTTTAACCAAGAGGATTTAATCATGAAAACAGTATTTGCAATTTTAGTCTTAGCTTTTACTTCTGTAGTATCAGCCAAAACTTGTATGCCTTTGGAAGCCGCTTCTTTTAGGGATTTTAACAATGAACAGTATTTGTCAGTAAAATACAAAGAAGTCACATCAACTAACTTTGAAATCTCTTATGTTAAAATGACACATTTTGATAGAGTATTTGGTATGATGATGACAGAGGCTTTGACTGGTGTTAAACAAGATATTCCAGGTCTTTTAATAGAGACTAACGGAATCACTGTTGTTTATGAAAAGCAAGGTAATGATAAAATTTGTGAAGTTGAACCTTCTGTTTTAGACGATATTGTTGATTCAACAACACAATGGTTTAAACAAAAGAAGGCAGTAGTTAACGCTTATTCAAGAGGTATTGCACTGGAAACTGCTAACTTTTTGTATGACCATTATAGTTCAGAAGAATAACTAAATCCTCCCGGCCACGGGGAGGTTAATATCAGTGGCATTTTTTATCAAAACCTCCCGACCACGGGGAGGCTAATATCAGTGGTATTTTTTATCAAAATATAGGAGGTTTATGTCTTTTACAAAAACATTTATTGTAATAACTAGCTTGTTTTTAAGTAGAAAGTTAATTGTAAAACTAGAGAATTATTTAAACAAAGAAGATAATAACTAATGATAATTTTAGAAAAGTTGAAGGCTGACCTAGAAAAGCGTCAGCAACTTTTAAGGGCAGATCGAAATCAATACACCTTCTTTCTTAAAGAATGGTCAGCAGAAGATTTAATATCTATTGCTTATCCCTTTATCCTTCGTGGATTAGAAAGAAAAGGTACGTTAGTAGAGATCATTGTCCCTATTGGTAGAAAGATTCGTGATAGAGAAAAGCTTGAAAAGAGCACAGTAAGTGATGCCCAAGTTGGTTGGTTTATTATGATATCTTTTATTGAGTGTAAAATCTTTAAGTATAGGTTAAAACACACTTATAAGAACACTAAAAAGTCTAAGCATCAAAGCTATGTGCTTGATATTAAAGACTGGAAAGCAATTAAAGATTTATGGACTCAAATTGATACTACAAAAGCAGAGATCTTCCCATTAAAAGAACCACCTGAACCTTGGACTTCATTTGTTCATGATACAGATGTTACAATTATTAAGAAGGGTCATCCTCTTGCTTTAAAATCTTTTCCAAGAGACGAAACTGAAAGAGTGTATACAGTGCTCAATAAGTTACAAAGAGTAGGCTGGAAAATAAATAAAGATGTCTTTGCTGTATTTCAACAGTGTATGCGTATTGAAGAGGGTTTAAGCCCCTTTAAGTATGCTACAGAAGTTGATAACCAAAAGAAAAAGTCCTTATTAATTGAAGTAGAAGCAATTGAACAGATTGCCCTATCTAATTTAAACAATAACTTTTATCATGTATATAACTACGACTTTAGAGGTCGTATCTATCCAAATACAGCCTTCTTACATGAACAGTCAAGCGATAACGCAAAAGGTTTGCTTAAGCTAGGGGCAGGGTATCCTCTTGGAGAAAAAGGCATATACTGGCTCTCTGTGCATACCAGTAATTGCTATGGTAATGATAAAGTTAGTCTAGATGATCGCTATATGTTTGTATGTGAAAATATGGACTTATTTATCAAGTATGCTAAAGACCCTATGCGTAATAAAGAATGGATGAAAGTTGAAAAGCCATTCTCATTTTTAGCTTGTTGTTTTGAACTCAAAAAGATACTTGAATTTGAGCAAAGCGGTAATGATGTTGAAGACTATATTTGTAATCTACCAATCTATATTGACGGTTCAAATAACGGTGTTCAACATTTAGTTGCAATGTCTAAGGATGAGACTATTGCACCTCTAGTAAACTTAGTACCCTCTGAATTACCTGGAGATGTATATATGTACATAGCCAAGTATGTATGGGAAAAGTTAGAAATTTTAGATAGCTTATTAACTAAAGAAGAAAGAAATCAATTTAATGAAATTTATGAAAAAGCAAAATCGCTCCAGAAACTTTACACTGAGGCTCCTGAGCGTTCAGAAACAAAATCAATGGCACACCATAGTGCCCAGGAATGGCGAAACCAAAACCGAGGCATTCGCGAGAAGCTGTTTCCTAGATATTGGCTCAATATTTCCAACCCTAAAGATCAACGTAAGGTCGTAAAGCGAAATGTAATGACTCTCGGTTATGGCGGTACAGCCTACGGTATGGGTCAACAAATAATTGAAGACACTAGAGATATGTCAGTATACTTAAGAGATAAAGAACATCTTTGGGGTGCTATGCTAGGTGACTTGGTATTTGAAACTTGTTATGAAAAACTTCTTGGGCCAGCTGCTTTATTGCGTATGTTTCAGGATGTTGCTATGAGAGCAAATGAACGAGGTGAATTTTTATCTTGGCTTTCACCTATTACTAACTTTCCTGTTGTTCAGGGCTATCGTAAACCAATTGATAAGCGTACAAAATTAAAGTATGCCGATGAAGAGCTTAAGGTATCTGTACAAGCATGGGAAGAAGCGACTCTAGATAAAGACTCTCAAAAAACAGGTGCTGCACCAAATATTGTGCATAGTTTAGATGCAGTACACTTATCTATGATTGTACACTCTGCGCCTTATCCTGTATCCGTAGTGCATGATTCGTTTGGTTGTCATGCTGGTAATATGGAAGAAATGTTTAAGTTAGTTAGAGAAGAGTTTGTTAATTTATATAAGGTAGACCCTATAGTTGACATACTTCAACAGCTTAAAAGTGAAGACTTATTACCAAAGAGAGGTAATTTAGATATATCTGAAATTATTAAATCAAACTATGCCTTCTGTTAAATCTTGATTAAAATCAGTAGACTTACCAGGGGACATTAAAGAACATACTTAGATATTATAGGTATGTAGTACGTTTAAACAAATAAACTTAAAGACTTTTAAAGGACAATATATAATGGCTATTCTAAAGAACGTTGAACTATTCTTTGCTAAACTTGACCCTAAGCGCCCTAACGCTACTTTCAATACAGAGAACCCAACATGGGAAGTTCAAATTCGAACAAAAGACAAAAAGCAAGCTGCAGAGTGGAAAGCACTAAACATCAATGTTAAACCAGATGAAGATTCAGATGGTAAAATGTTTTATAAAGCTACTCTAAAAAAGAAATCAAAAAAGAAAGATGATAGCCCTAACGAGCCAGTACAAGTGGTTAGCGGTACCCTAGAAAAGATTGAGCCTACTAAGATTGGTAATGGATCTAAAGCTAATGTTCGTTTATTTCAATATGAGTATGAAATGGCGGGTAAGAAGGGAATTGCATCTATGTTGATGGCTGTACAAATCACTAAGCTAAATGAGTATATTCCGAAGCCTCGTGATGATGACTTTGAAATGACTGATTTTGAAGTTAATTCTGTTGCTGAAATGAACAGCGATGCAAATGATGACGAAGACTTTTAAATAAATAAAATAAAGGGGATACTAGAAATGGTATCCCCAAAAAATTCAAAATTGGAGGTTTTATGGAAAAAGTTAAAGAAAGTAAAGCATGGGCTGTTGCTTTTGGTTTGAGTTTACTTGCAGCCATTGGCGTAGGTTGGGTTTTAAATCTAGTGGCTATTTTGAATGCTGCATTTAATGATGTAGTAATGAATACTGCAGAGCTTGCAATCAGGCTTGTAGGCATTTTTGTTATACCCCTTGGGTCTATTTTAGGTTTTTTCTAATGGTTGAAGTACAATTTAAAGTTAATCTTATTGAACCAGCATCTGCTAGATTAGTAAATGCAATGAACAATAAAGTCATTCTTTCTGAAGCCGGTGTAGAATACGTACATTTTACGCATGATGATATGATGATGGTTATTGGAACAGAGGATATGAATATTGAAATGCTAATTGAATTTTTAGCAGCCTACTGTGATCCTGTAACTAATATTGGTTTAGTTACACAAATAGTTCAATGGGAACCTGAATGGAATCGTGTATGAACACTTCTTTTGATCCAACTCGTTATGTATTAGAGTGTGCCTTAGCCGACTTAGAAGGTTCACTAGAAGCCTACGAACAAAATGATATTCATGCTCATGATTGGCGAGCGCATAAGGTGAGCATTGAAGAAATTAAAGAGTTTTTAGAAGGAATGGAAACACAATGAGTATTGTAAATTTTGATGATATGCACATGAAAATGGCAGGTCGTATNCAAGAATTAGAGTCTTTAATTAAACAGGCAGATTACCATTTGGAAGAATCAGCTAGAGACCCTGACAGAAATAACTGGATTAATCAAAAGTTAGTTAGAGATGATATTGCAAATTACTTTGAAAGGTACTACCCTTGAAACAGCGTACTGTGTATTTAGCAGGCCCAATGGAGCATGTTTCTCAAGCAGAAGCTTCTGGCTGGAGAGATCATGCTACTTATGTGCTAGAACAAGCAGGTTGTGTTGTATTAAACCCCTGCCGTAGACTTCATAATTTTAGAAAAGAAGAAATGAAGAGTATTTTTGAGCTTGATTTGCGTGATATTGATGAATCAGACATTGTGTTGGCTCATCTTGATAACTTAAAAGAAATACCTCGACATGGCACAGCTATGGAAGTATTCTATGCTGCTTACGTTAAACGTATTCAAGTAGTAGCTTTTAAGTCTACAAAAAACGATGTACACCCTTTCTTTGAAGCCTTGGTAACAGAGTGGCGTAGTACAGCTAATAAAGCAGTAGATACAATTATTTCAAAGTATTTATGAAAACATATAAAATTACGTATTGCAGAGTTGAGAATCAAATCTTTGAATTCGAAATTAAAGCTGAAGATGAAGACGATGCAGCTAATATTGCTTCTTATACCTTTGATGAGTATGACTATCAAGATTACAAGGTAGTCCATGCAGAAGAATTCATTCACGACATACAGGAGATCTATAATGCCTAATTGGTGTGCAAACGCAGTAGTTATTGAAGCTACAGAGCATGAAGGTGCTCAAATGATTCGTAGACTTGATACCCACCTTAAAGAAGGAGGTAGTCTAATGTCTTTCTTTCTTCCAATCCCGCCAGAACTAAACGATCCACGTACTGGTTCATTCGGTGGTAAAGATGCAGATGAAAAAGATGCGCTGAGAGAATCTTTACTAGAAAAATATGGTTATTCAGGTTGGTACGACTGGTGTTTAGCAGAATGGGGAACCAAGTGGGATGCTAAACCAGATGATATGTTTTTCTCTATTGATGAAGATAGTATGGAAATCTACTTTGATACTGCCTGGGGGCCTCCAATCAAGTTCTATGAAGAACTCTTTGAACGTTTTAACTTTGAGGTTAATGCTACGTTTGTAGAACAAGGTGCTAACTATATCGGTTACTACGTTAACGGTGACTATCAAGTAGAAGATTTTATATCTGATGGCCTCGACTACGATGATGAGGACTACTACGAAAAGATAGATGAACGTTTAGAAAGTTACTTTGAGAATACAAACTATGCTCATCCCGCAACGCCAAACCACACAGGAGGTTGATATGCCTTATATCACTAAAAAAGATCGGTCAGATGTGAATGTAGATTATAAATACCGTATGCCTGAAACAGCAGGTGAATTGAACTATGTACTCACAATAGTTTGCCTTGACTACTTGAAAGTAAAAGGTGAGCGATATGCAACGATGAATGATGTTATTGGCGCTTTAGAGGCTTGTAAGCTAGAATTTTATCGCAGGCTTGTATCTCCCTACGAGGATGTTAAAGTTGAAGAGAATGGAGATGTATATACATGAAGTATACCTACTATATATTTAATGGCCCGTTAGTATTAGATGTTTCAACTAGTATTGTTAGCTCACATCAAGAGTATGCGAGACTTTCTAAAAATATTAAAAACTTAGAAGTAGAAGTGGTTACATCAGATAAATTTGAAAGAGTTAAAAAGTTTAAGACAGAGGAAGGCTATACAATGTTGGCTAATACAGCGTTAGATGATTGGGAAGTTAAACAATTTGAAAAGTATCTTGCAAATAGTTATAACAAGACTATGCAAGGAGAACTAAATGTGAATCCCGGTAAGGTAGTGGAAAAGGATCATATTAACCCAACTCATTATAAAAGTGTAGCTGCTGGAAAGCAATACATTGAGCTAATGCAGGACCTATTAGAAGGCTATAGTGGCGTAGAGGCACATTTGTTAGGCCAAATCTATAAGTACTCTATGCGGCTAGGAAAGAAAGACTCTAAAGAGCAGGATGCCACTAAGATTTCATGGTATGCACAGTGTCTAGCTGACTATTACAAAACAGGTCAAGTTAAAACTGGTTGGCAATAACCAAGGGACATTAAAGATCAAAGTGACTATAGCTCAGTAGGATAGAGCAACAGCCTTCTAAGCTGTGGGTCGTAGGTTCGAATCCTACTAGTCACACCAAAAAATTAAGGATTAGTAAAATGGCAAAAGTAAAAACAAGTGGCAAAGTTGAGCGTAAAACAATTAAAAAACGCACTTCACAAGGTGGTAGTAAGCCAAAGCGCTCTTCAATGAACAAAAGTTTTAAATCAGGATTTAAGAAAAATCGTGGCCAAGGGAAGTAATGAAACTTGTATTCGACATAGAGACCAATGGTCTTCTGGATAAGCTAGACAAGGTATGGATGATTCATACGTATGATTTAGATACTGACATTGAAAAAACCTTTTGTGATGATGATCCAGAGTCAGAGTCAACAAAAGCAGGTCTGGACTACCTAAATAAAGCTGATACGTTAATTGGTCACTTTATTTTAGGCTTTGATATCTTTGCTCTAAAGAAAGTTTATGGCTGGTTTCCAAAGAAAGAAATAAAGTTAGTTGATACCTTGATTTTAAGTCAAGTACTTAACTATCGGCGCTTTTCAAATGGTCGCCATAACCTTGAAACATGGGGTGAGTCGCTGGGTCACAAAAAGCCAGAGCATGAAGATTGGTTAAATTATTCTCCTGAAATGTTGCATCGTTGTCGTGAAGACACACGAATTAACGTTAGAGTGTATAAAAGCTTAATTAAAGAGCTTTCTATGCAATCAGAAAAGAAAAAGCCATTGCTTAAAAAGTCAATACGAAATGAGCATGACACACTGCTCTTTTGTAGTATGGCTAGAGAGCGTGGCTGGCGATTTGATATTAACGCTGCAAATAAGCTATTAGCAGAGATGCAGTCAGAATTAAAGGCTGTTGAGGAAGAAATTAACCCACTACTTAAGCATAAAGTAAAGGTTATTGACAAAGAGCCTCGTATGCCAAAGTGGTTAAAGAATGGTAATTATGATGCGCATACGGCTAAATCTTTTAATGTTACACAGGAGTCTGGTAAAGAGGATAGACCAATTGCGGGTGCCTTTCAACGAATTGAATTTATTTCGCCTGACCTAGGCAACGTAGACTCTGTTAAGTTGTTTTTAGAAACTCTTGGTTGGGTTCCTGACGACTGGAATTGGAAAAAGATAGGTAGAGACTTTATTAAAGTATCACCTAAGTTAACTACAAGTTCACTTTTATTATTAGGTGAGATAGGTGAAAAAATAGATAAGTATTATACTATACGCTCACGAGAACAGATCTTGTCTGGCTGGTTAAATGTAGTTGACTCTAATGGTTATTTACATGGCGATTGTTTTACAATAGGCACTCCAACATTTAGAGCAAGGCATAGTATTCTAGTTAATGTACCATCCGGTAATGCGTTGTATGGTAAAGAAATTAGAAGACTATTTATTGCCTCAGAGAATCACACAATTATTGGTGCAGACTCTTCAGGCAATCAATTTAGAGCATTATGTCATTATCTTAAGAATGATGAGTATACAAACGAAGTTCTTAATGGTGATGTGCATCAAAAGAACGCCGATGTGCTTAGTTCTATTCTAGATGAGACTGTGCCACGTAATCTTGCTAAACCCTTTATATATGCTTACTTGTTTGGTGGTGGCGGTGAAAAATTATCTCTTATTCTTAAAGGCAAAAGAGATAAAAAGCTAGGCAATACTGTTAAATTAGAGTTTGCAAAGCGTATTCCCGGACTGCATGAATTGATTAAACGTATTAATAATATTTATCACAAGACAGAGTCATCAGGTAAAGCTTGGATTCCAGGTCTAGATGGTACTCGTGTATATTGTGAATCTGCACACAAGGCCCTTAACTATTTGTTACAAAAGTTTGAGGCTGTTACTTGTAAAGCGGCACTTTCACAAATTATGAAAAAGTTAGATGAAGAAAATATTCCTTGGAATCCGCTTATCTTCTACCATGATGAAGTTGAGTTTGAAGTTCCAAATGAATATGCAGAAAAAGCAGCCTTAATTGCTAAAGAAGCTTTCCGTGATGCTCCAAAGGAATTTGGTGCAATGATCATGGACGGTGAAGCAAAGATAGGTTTTGATTGGTATGACGTCCACTAAGGTAATAAAATGGAACAAAAAACAATTGGTCAGCTATTGCGTGAAAAATTAGATCTTACTGCATTAAAGGAAGAAAAAATGAATTGTTTAGAAGAATTAACAGTAGAGCGTATTGAGATACAAAAAGATTACGCTAAATTTCTTTTGAAAGAATTAAGCGTAGTAGACCCTGATGTAATGTTGGCAGGGGGCGCACCAAGAGACTGGGATAATGGTAAAGCGGCAAAAGATTTAGATATCTATATTCAAGGTAAAGAAAATGAAAGTAGTTGGTCAGTAGCTCATCGGGTTTGCCAGGTACTCTCAAGGTTTGACCTTAGCATAGAGCGTGTTGAAGATTCAGATTATGGTAGCCACTCTAAAGTTAGAGATAATGGCATCTCAGCAGTATATAACCTTAAGGCTTCAATTGTACCTGTTCAAATTGTTATTTGTGAAAAATCACAAGAGCAAGTGCTTGAACTGTTTGATTGTTCAACCTCAAAGATTTATATGCGACAGCTAGGCTATATCTTGAAATCAAGTGAATATGTAGTGGGTAAAAAGTATAAGACTTATTTCCTGCGTATTGATGCAAATCAAGAGTATAAAGAACGAATACGTGCCAAATTTCCAGATTATAAAGAGATTTATGTGTTATGAAAGAAAACCCCTCTAAGAAAAAACGTTATGACGATTTGTATATGCGCTTAGCTACTGAGGTGGCTCAGATGTCATATGCAAAACGCCGACAAGTAGGGGCTTTAGCCGTAAAGGATGGAAACATTCTTGGCTTTGGCTTTAATGGAACACCTTCTGGCTTTCCTAACGAATGTGAGGATGAAGATGGTACAACCTTTGATTGGGTCCTCCATGCAGAGGTGAATTTAATTGCCAAGCTAGCAAAGAGCACAATGTCTCTTGAGGATGCAACTGTATATGTTACAACATCCCCTTGTATGACCTGCGCCAAAATGCTTGCACAATCAGGTGTAAAGCAAGTATTTTACCGTGATGCCTACTCGAAACAAGATGGCTTATATCTATTAAACAAGTTAAACATTGGAGTATCTCAATTATGAAATCTATCCGTAACACTTTTATTCATCGTGTACCTTCTGCAACTTATCATCATACTGTTGGTGAAAAGTATTTGTTCTTAGACTTTGTTGATCGTAATCGTACTATTAAGTACAAAGTTCGTTCCAAGGTAGGTAAAGTTCTTTTAGAACGTGTTAAACGTTTAGGCGTAAAGAAAGTAACATACTCACTATGATTGCATTGATTGATGGAGATGTACTTCTTCACCAATCAGTCTGGGATAAGACTTCTCTAGCTGAATGTATTGAAAAGCTAGAGGAGTTAATTACACATTGCCAAGAACAGGTGTTTTGTGATGACTATCTAATTGCTGTTGGTGGGCCAAATAATTTTAGGGAAATACTTTACCCTATGTATAAACGTAGCTCTTCTAGAGAGAAAGCCAGACAAAACAAATCCGAGTTCTTTAATGACCTTAAAGAATATTTAACAGGGCGTGTTAATGTAGTGCTTTCTTACGGTTGTGAAGCAGATGACCTACTACGCATATGGGCTAATCAAGCTCGTAAAGTTAATAAAGAATATATAGTTTGTTCAATTGATAAAGATTTAAAGTGTATTGTAGGAAAACACTACAACTTAGCTAAACAGACTATTGAAGATATTGATGAAGACTGGGCAGATAACTTTTATTGGAAACAAATTCTAATGGGGGATTCTGTAGATAACATTCCGGGTATTGAAGGGATTGGGCCTAAAAAGGCAGATAAAATATTAGAAGGTAAAAAAGATAAAGAGGAACGTAAGCAAGCAGTAATTGAAGCTTACAAAGTTGCGTACAATGATGAGTGGTATAGCTATCTCCTAGCAAATGGACGTTTAATTCACATTTGGAGGTATTATGACGACCACTTTAAAATCTAAAAAGGATAATGGGCATTGGGACTTTCCAGTACAATTGAACATTGACAAGTTCTTTGGATTTGTTTATCTTATTATAAATCAAGAGGCTAATATGATGTATATTGGTAAAAAGTTTGTAAAAGGTACAGGTAAAAAGAATCGAGGTGTTGAAAGTAATTGGAAGACTTACACTAGCTCTAGTAAAGCAATTAATGATGATATTAAGCTAAATGGCAAAGCTCATTATAAATTTATTATTCTTGACGGCTATACTTCAAGAGGTGGTGTAGGTTGGGCAGAGACTTGGTCGCAGTGTTACGTAGAAGTACCTAGCAATAATCATATCTGGTATAACCGCTTTATTGATAAAGTTAGTTGGCGGTCTAGTGAGCATATAACTAAGAGGCATAAAAATAGATTGAATAAAATTTTAAAGGATTATAGATGTATAATTTAATTCTGTTTGCTTCAATATTTAGATTGACAGCAGTTGCTATTATACTGATACAATGCGGGTATATCCTAACAGATAGCGCCCAAGTAATTGCTTCTATTGATGTGTTACTCTTATCTTCTGGTTTAATAATTCTTGGTAATTTTTGTACTTATCTGATAAATTATACTTATGGGAAAAATAGTTAATAAAAATCAACCATGTTTAGGTAATGCCTGCGGGAGTAGTGATGCTAGACAAATCTATGAGGATGGTACCTCATTTTGCTTTTCATGTAAAGGCTATTTTAAAAAAGAAGAGGACATATTGCAACCAGTTATAGAAGATAAACAAATTAAAACAAAATGGCCTTCCATTGAAGAAATAGATGGCTATGATACAAGAGGTTTTAAAGAGCGCGGTATTACTAAAAAAGTTTCAGAGTTTTTTAAAGTTAGAGTAGGTTACGATATAGATGGTCAAATTGCAGAGCATTACTACCCTTATGGTTACCCAAAGGTTGAAGGCTATAAGATTAGAAAATTACCAAAAGAATTTTTATCAACTACAAAGTTGAATAGTTTATTTGGTCAATCTTGTTTTAATGGAGGTAAGACGATTGTTATTACTGAGGGTGAGCTAGATGCAATGTCTGTTGCACAAGCTTGGTTTGATAAGTATGGCACCATTTATCCTGTTGTGTCTATTGCAGGTGCAGCGCACACAAAGTCTTTATTGGCTCAACGTGACTGGATTCGCAACTTTGACAAGGTAATTCTTTGGTTTGATAATGACGAGGCTGGTCGTAAGGCCACCGAAGAAGCTGCAAAGATTATTGGTATTGACAAAGTACATATTGTTAAAACTAATGAAAAGGATGCCTCTGATATACTTACAAAGAACGGTGGCAAGGCAGTAATTGCTGCACTGTATGATGCAACAAAGTGGAGTCCTTCTGGTATTATTTCATCAGCAGATACTTGGGATCTTTATAAGGGTGAACAAAACGCTGAATATATACCTTATCCTCCTTTTGCAGTTGAGTTAAATAATAAAATTTATGGTCGTAGGCTTGGCTCATTAACGATGCTCACATCAGGCACGGGTATGGGTAAGACATCTTTTGTTAAAGAAGATCAGTATCACTTATTAAAAACAACTACAGACTTGATTGGCGTTTGTTCATTAGAAGAATCCGTTGGTGAAGCTGTTAAAAACATTATGGCATTAGAAGCTAATCGTAGGATTCAGCTACCTGATGTTACAATGACAGAAGAAGAAGAACGTAGTTATTGGGAAGCAACTATGGCTTCTAATAGGTTTGTTTTTCTTGACCATCAGGGTAGCGTAGGTGATGAATCTTTAATTAGCAAAATGGAATTTATGGCCCTATCAGGCTGTAAGTATATTTATTTAGACCACATTACGATCGCGGTGTCTGAGTCAGAAGACAATAAAATCAATGGCGCAATTGATAAGATGATGTCAGACTTATTAAAGCTAGCTAAAAGACACAATGTATGGATTGGTGTTATATCACACTTAAGAAAAACTAGTAACAATCAAAAATCATTTGAAGAAGGCGCAATCCCTTCGGAAGATGACCTAAAAGGTTCTGGCGCTTTAAAACAAATTCCAATGCAAATCCTTGCTATATCAAGAAACAAAATGGAAACTGATTTAAATAAGCGTAATACTTCACACTTGTGGATTTTGAAAGACCGATTCACGGGTAGAACAGGGCCAGCGGGTAGTTATCAATTTATAGAAGTAACAGGTAGACTAGAACCTTCTAATTTTGTTTCGGTAGAAGAAGATAACTTTGACTTATGATTATTAAATTATATATTTTAAGCCCAGATGGGAAGTATATTGAGTATGATTATCCTGAAGACTGCTATGATATAGCAAAAGAAGATATGGAGGGTCTGACAAAAGAAGGTGTTTATTGCTTTTTATTTGCATCAATACCAGAGTTAGCAGACCATGTACATGAAGAATTATTATTAGAAAGACCATGTTTATGTTAAAGACAGAACAACAATTAGAAAGTTATTACAACTCAATTATTAAAAATTTTATCGATGAGCATGAAATTACTCATTTTTTAAATAAACCAGAAATATTTAAAAAGCATGATGATGAAGATCGTGAATGGTTAATTTTACGTTGGTTAGATGATAATGGTTGGGTAGAGGTAGAAAATGAAGACCTAGAAGAAAATACAGAAGTAATGGAATATGACATTAATTGGCCTTTTCCTACAACTAAACCAGAAGATACAGAATGAAATACAAAGGTATTGAAATTGATCTAAGTCGTGATGACTTNCTTACTGACTATGCAAGAGACATGGTCATGGACTTTTACGCCGTAGATGGTGAAAAGTCGCCACAACACGTTTATGCTCGTGCAGCAGTTGCATGGAGCAAATTTAAAAATGTAAACGATCTAGCGCTGGCACAACGACTTTATGACTATGTGTCAAAAAAGTGGTTTATGTTTGCTTCCCCTGTACTATCTAACGCACCAGACGAAAATGCAAAAGCTAAAGGACTACCTATTTCATGTTTTCTTACCTACGTTCCGGACACGGTTGAAGGACTTATTTCTCATAGTTCTGAGCTGCGTTGGCTCTCTGTTATGGGTGGTGGTGTTGGCGGTCATTGGGGTGATGTCCGTAGTGTATCAGACGTTGCGCCTGGTCCTATCCCTTTTCTTCACACGGTAGATGCCGATATGACAGCTTACCGTCAAGGTAAGACAAGGAAAGGCTCTTATGCAGCATATCTTGATATTGAGCATCCTGATGTGCTTGAGTTTATTGGCTTGCGTGTGCCTACTGGTGACAACAATCGTAAGTGTTTTAATTTACACAACGCTGTCAATATTTCTGATAGCTTCATGGAGGCCGTTAAAAAAGGCAAAGAATATGAGCTAATTGACCCTAAACGTGGTAATACAGGTGAATGGGCAGATGCAAGGGCAGTTTGGCAAAAGCTACTAGAGACCCGATTTCGTACGGGTGAACCGTATTTAAATTTTATTGATACAGCTAACCGAGCATTACCACAAGCTCTTAAGGATCGAGGTCTAAAGATTCACGGTAGTAATCTTTGCAATGAAATTCATTTACCAACAAGTGAAGAACGAACAGCTGTTTGTTGTTTAAGCTCTGTTAATCTTGAGTACTATGACGATTGGTCTGATACTACAATGATTGCTGACTTAATCACTATGCTAGACAATGTATTACAGTACTTTGTGGATAACTGTCCTGACTCTCTATCCCGTGCTAAGTTCTCTGCTGAAAGAGAACGTTCACTTGGTCTTGGCGCTATGGGCTTTCATAATTATCTACAACGACATAATGTTGCATTTGGTAGTAGCAAGTCTGCGTTGTTAAATGAAACTATTTTTAATTTAATTAATATAGAAGCTACTTGGCAAAGTAAAGACCTTGCTAAAGTTCGTGGAGAGGCTCCCGATATGGAAGGTACTGGTATGCGTAATGCACACCTATTAGCTATCGCACCAAATGCGTCTAGCAGTATTCTTCTTAGTACCTCACCTAGTATTGAACCTAATAAGGCTAATGCGTATACACATCGTACAAGGGCCGGTTCTTTTCTGGTTAAGAATGCGTATCTAAAAAGGTTATTAGCTAGTATTGATCGTGATACTCAAGAAGTTTGGAGCGATATTATTACTAACAATGGTTCTGTTCAACATCTACCATTTTTAGATGAAGCAACTAAAGAAGTATTTAAAACTAGTTTTGAGTTAGATCAAATGTCGATTGTTGATTTAGCCTCAGATCGTCAAAAATATTTATGTCAAGGGCAGTCAGTCAATCTATTCTTTCCTGCTGGAGTCAGCCGTGAGGAAGTAAACAAAGTACACTTTAAATCTTGGGAAAAAGGTCTTAAAGGCCTGTATTATTTACGTACAGAGGCTAAGCAACGAGCAGAAAATGTTTCAAAGAAGGTTGAAGCGAATAAGTTAAAGAATGACGAAAGAACTATTATTTATGGTAAGAAAAGTTGCCCGTTTTGTAACAGTGCTAAGAGTCTACTTGAAGGTCAAAATATTATTTATGAGTATATCGATATTGAGGCTGAAGGTAAAACTGCTGCAGAAGTTACGGGTCGCCCGGATGTACGTACAGTTCCGCAGATCTATTTAGAAGGTAAGTATATAGGTGGTTTTAATGAACTACGAAGCTATTTTGCTAATCAACAAGAGGCCGCCACGCAAACTGAAGAAGATGAGTGCCGAGCATGTGAAGGATAATATTAAATGTCATTATTGAGTTTTTCTCAAACATACAAACCGTTTAGACATGAATGGGCTGTAGAACTAACAAAGAAACATGAAGAGATCCATTGGGTCGAAGAAGAAGCAGATTTATCTGAAGACGTAAATGACTGGAAGCTAAAGCTTTCTATGCAAGAGAAAGAGTTTATTACTCATATATTGCGTTTGTTTACACAGGGAGATGTTCAGGTAGGTCAGAATTATTACGACTTCCTTATTCCAAAATTAAAGAATAATGAAGTTAGAGTGATGCTAGGCT